ACCACTGGCCGCTGCTGCTACATCCGATTTATACAATATTGAAACAGAAGCAAATGCTGAGACATCATCTCCTGTTCCCGTAAATACTGCATCACCAGCTAAAGTTGCAGTGCTACTATTGTTAGATGATACAAAACTACCTCTTGCGGGTGCTGTTGCTATTGGCATATTATCTTACAAACTGTTGGATTGCTAAAATACTGTTAGCAGCATGAGCAATACCTTTTATGATTTCGTTATTAAAATTAAACTCGTCCATTGTCCACGAACCTCCGTTTGCTCCCAATACTATTCCTGAATTTAAAACTGCGGCGTTACCAGCTAATCCTAGATACATCGTGCCGGTAGATATGTTAGTAAGGATTAACCCCATTCTGTCATTATTGGCTGCTAAAACTGTACCGGAACTTGTCCCTACTTTTACATTAGATGGTGCTGAAGCATTAATTGGAAACGAATGGATATTAGACATTTATTTGGCTGTATTTATGACTATCTGTTCTAGTAAACTAACCATCTTCCATCCAAAATAACCTATAACTAGCCCAGAGATAGCATAAATAGCTAACTTATATTTCTGACTCCAGTCAGATACTTCTAGACGACCTTTATTTACTTCTACTGTTTGTGGTTTATTCATCTTTTTCATTGGTTAATTCTATTAAACTTTGGAAAAATTCTCTTATTCCCATAATCTTTCCTTCTCGTAAATAAAGCTCTCTTAGGGTTTCGTCAGTGGTTTCTCTTATGGGAGAATTATCTCTTATCTTTAGAATTACCTCCTCGGCAAAGTTGGAAACTGCCAACCATTGCGGGGATTGGATAGTTCCTTTTATCTGTGATTTTTCTTGTTTGCTAATCATTAGCGAAATGGTCTTGTTATCCTCTGAGCTATTCTTTTGACTAAACTTTGTGGTCTCTCTGCTGGTCGGGTAGAACTTACCAAGGTATCAGCTTCTGGTGCTTTAATATCAGGAATTTGAACATCACCTTGATTTTGCGGAACACTACCTCCTGCCGGTATAATCAATGGCTGATTCTGTTGTGGGGCTTCTTTCTGCTCAGGTTGCTCTTGAAGCCAACTATCAGGTAGCACATCCCTTGGGTCTTTGTCATAGGTCTTAACAATGTCTTTAGCTATCTTGCCGTAAGTTTGTGGCCCAATATCTTCTCCTGTAACAGGGTCGGGTCTGGGAGCAATTAAAGGAATAAGCATATTAAACATCTCAAGGTCTAGTGCTTTGTCTACTTGCTTTGAGGACGAAAGAACCGATTGAGACTTTATATTTATCACTCCTTCCCAATTAAGACCATCGGGTTTAATTCTGAAGAACTTTGTCTCGTTAGTTTCAATCAAATTCCCACCCTCGTCTGTATCAAGATTAAGAGGAAACTCTCTGAATATTTTAGCTTTAAATACATTAGTTACTTCTCCCGTTTTTTTGTCAGTTTTATCCTCTCTCTCAAACAACTGTGGGTCTGATTGAATCTCATTGAGGTAGTCGTCTATAAGGGTCTCGTCAGCTATCTCATGCACTTCGGGGATTGAATAAATAAGCTGGGCTAGGGCTACGGTTATATACGCTTCCGTATTAAGAGCGTCTGTGATGCTCTCTAGTGGGTTCTTTAAGCGTTTAAGTGCCGCTTCCTTGGCTTGTGCTATCTCAAATGCGGTCTTGCCGGTAATTGTACCTAATAGTGGTTCGGTGATACCTGATGCCTCATCCATGTCCTTTTTGAACCTATCTAATCCCTCCCATGCTTCTTTCCCTGGGCCGGGAACATTCAACCAGTTGATATTCTTAGGGTCTAAGACCTGTTTTCCAATTCCAGGGGCAATCCTTATGTTTCCCGTTTCCGTTAACGACTGTGTTCCTTGATAGAAGAACATCTTGTAGATTGATAATGTAAGCTGGTCTATGGTCATATTCCTAATTCTATCTATCAGGTTCTGGTCATACCTCATTGCTTCATATATTCCAACTCCTAAAGGATTGGTAGCACTTCTTAGATTCCAATATGACTGCCACAACGATAGCTTCTTAAGTCCCTTAGAATCAGATATAGGAAGCGGTGAGATAACTACTGGTACTCCATTGGCAATTACCATAAACAAATCTTTTAATCTATTCTCATAGAATAGAACCTCTACCAAATCTGGTTCTTGAAACTGCTTTGCCTTACCACCCTTAACGGTGTCTAGCTTCTCTGTGGTAATTCCACCTGCTTGAACCATGTCGGCTAGTTTCCAATTACCAAACTCTTCTTTGAAAGCGTCTAAAGCGTATACCTTCCTCCATGCCCAATCTCTTATTGAAAACTGGTTATCAGGTAGAGCCATGTCATCCATCCATACATTCCACGGGTTTAAGTTCTCTCTGTAAATATCATTAAACTCTACAACTTCCTTTTCTTTGTAGACCGAATTATCGGGGTTCTCTTGGTCAAACTTAACTAGGTTCTTAACCTTACGGGTAATTCGTAATGGATAAGTCCTGCCACAAGCCCAGCCGTACTTAGCTAGGTTAAATACAAATAGTTTGAGTTGCTGTTTGCTTTTGGCTGTCTCCCAAGAACGCTTATAGAGCTGTCGCATTAACTCACTCGTAGCTTGGAACTTCTTGGAGGCAGCAGAAAACACACCCTCTGGGTTCTGGTCTATTAGTATTGAGAGAGCTATCTGAATCTTAATAAAGGGGTTTGGTTGTGAGATGTCCGACTGCCAGTTGGTCTCTCCTAGATTTACCATTCTGCCTCTCCAGCCTCTATCCTCGTCAGTAACCAATGTCTTCTTACCCTTACCTCTTAGACGATGAGGCACATAGTCTAGGTCAGCGTCAGACCAGATGGTTTCAATGTTAGTATGATACAGTTGTTTTCTAGCTTCTTGTAATTGGGGGATTCTTTTCCTGACAAACTTAAAATCCACCAACTGTTGTTTGGTGATGTCTTCTGTTTCATTAAATACTTTTATATCAGCCAGAGTTAGCTAGAGTTAGCGTCTCTTTTTCTTCATTATAGCATACTTTTAAAAATCAAACAACTGATGAGGTAAACTTTCATCTCGTTCTTTATTCTCTTTCATCTTTCTTTCAAGTTCTGTCAAAGGTTTGGGAGTAGCTCTTTCGTGCAAACTCATAAGGAAGTATCGGCACTCATCTCCGGCGTGATCCTCGCCCTTGCTGTCAATATCTTCCCCCTTACGCTCATCATGAATTAAAGCTGGGATAGTTCTGATTGAATCTATGCAGGTCTTAAAGAATTGTAGCTTAGGTTTAGTTCCTTCACTCCATCTCAAATACTGGTGCATTAAGTTCCAGCCATCTACTCTGCGGTTTGAAGCGGGTAGCCATGTTATCCCATAATGAGCAAATGTCTCAGCCATTGTCTGACCTCCGTACTTGTCCACATAACCTATATTAGCAAAGATTGATGGGTCGGCTACACTGTAGTCATAGTTCTCACCTTCTGATAACGCATTTATCTCTGCTGCTATCTGGTCAACATCTAATCCCCTTTTGTAGAACTCTCTATATTTGAATACCCTACCATCATAATCAATAGCGTACCAACCACAGGAAGCCGGGGCATCTCTGCCATGGTCATAAGCTCTAAATCGTTTCCAGTCTTTAGGGATTGCAAATGGTTCAATGACGTGCTGTTCTTTATCCCACTCTGTAAAGAATTGTCCTTCAAATACATCCCAGTTACCGTCCCTGTATGCTTTTCTTAACTTCTCTGGTAATGCACTTAACGTCTTGTAATAGTTCTGGGGAAGATATTTGTTATCTTTCGGCAATGCTCTTATGAAATGAAATTGGTCTTGTTCTGTTTCTTCCTCTGGGAAGTTCCTTATTATCCACATTTGTTTTACCCAATCATGCCCAATACCCCCAGGATTAGAAGCACCAATAAACTTAGTACGCTCAATTCCAGGCCACCTTTTACGAAGACGTAGAAAATCAAATGTCTTCTTTTCGTTCTTTGTGAGTTCGTCCACTTCAATGAGAGCAAATTCAGAAGAAAGATATTTAGAAGGGTCATCAAGATTCCTAAAAGCGATAACTCCACCCCCGAAATTGTCGTGTAATACAAACTCATGTTGTTGTGATTTATACTTTCCCAACCAATCAGGGAACTCATACGGTATCCTTGCAAGATGTCTGTCATGTAATGCTGGGTAATCTTCGCAGAACAATCCAGCCCTTGCTCCCTTTATTCCCAACTTATGAAAGCAATTCTCAATTAAGAACTTAACGGGATACTTTCTAAGGAAGTATGATTTGCCGGGGCCAGCACTTCCTCCGTAGAACAGATAGTCATATTTATCTACCGCACTCTCTGCCAGTAATTGCTTGGGTTGGAAGTTGGCCCACTTACTCCACCAATTTGACCATTTAATCTGTTTCTTCATTTATCTTGCGAGTCAAACATATCAAAACTACTAATATTTAGTTTAGTATCTCCGTCAGATATAATGACATTGTTGTCATCTAAATGAAAATGTGGAATCTCAATCAAACATTCTACTTTACTACAAAGTTTTACCACTTTTTCTTTTTTATTTATCTTTTTCATCTTCAAATAAAAACTCTAAACCTTCGTGCTTAATAGTTTCAGTTGGCTTACCTATGAACTGGTCTGCTATGTACTTGGGTTCATTCTCTAATAGTTTTTTAACAGTCGCTTTCCATAATTTAGAAACCTCCTCATCAAACATAGCCCTACGTTCTTCTTTGAGTAGAGTTGTTTTGTTTTTAGTTCCAAGTTTCTTACCTTCTGGATTACCTGATTGTCCTTTTACAAATGTCATTGCTAAATGCAAGTAAATACAACTATGCAATCCCTTGCACTAATACTTTGAATTTAAATCTTTTTTTACAATAGACTTCCAATAATAACTAAACGCTTTCCAACTATTACCAGCATAAATTAACCAAAGTGGAAGTAATATTGGAAAAAAGATAATTAGTCCAAATCTTTTTAATTCTCTATTCATTTATTTTCTAACGCCTCATTGACAGATTCCATCATATAATCTACAACATCTCCTATTCTTAAATTATCATTCCAACGAATATAGGTCTTATCTTCTCCTTTGTTTGTAAATCTATCAAAGAATCCTTGTATTATTTTATTTTTAAAATCTATTTCTTCTTTTTGAACTTTGCTTATAGGCATTGCTTCAAATCCTCAATTAGCTTTTGAGAATCTTCCAGGCCAATACTTAATCTTATTAATGAATCTGTAACGCCTATCTTTCTTCTATACTCTGGTTCCATTATGGCGTTATTCGTAGAAGCGGCGTGAGTAATTAAACTTGTAGTCCCTCCTAAACTAACGGCGAATGTAAATACTTTAGTCTCATTGCAAATCCTTAACGCCTCTTTCTCGGTGTCCTTTTTGAGTGAGATTGATATAATTCCACTAAAACCTGGGTAATTAACTTTGTCAACCTTAGGATGAGTTTTTAAGAACACAACTATTCTTTCGGCTGTCTTGGTAATTCTATCCATTCTTACTCCCAGCGTTTTAACTCCTCGGGAAACCAACCAGCAGTCCTGCGGGCCGGGGACGGCACCACATATTCTCTGTATTAATTTAAGTTTACCATAAATTTCATCATCATTCAAGAGGACAGCTCCCATTACAACATCTCCGTGACCGTTAAGATACTTAGAAACCGAATGAACAACTATATCTGCTCCTAAGTCAAGTGGCTTTTGATAGTAAGGCGTGGCTATAGTGTTGTCTACGATTAGAAGTAGGCCATTGGCTTTAGTAAACCCTGCCAATTCCTCTATTTTTATCTTTTGCAAAGTTGGGTTCGTGGGAGTTTCTATGAATAGTGCCTTTGTTTTTTTTGTAAAGACAAACTCATGTCCGAATGTGAATGACTTATCTGTATGGACTTTTGTAAAGAGCCGGTAAGTACCTCCGTACAGGTCAGAGTAAGACATAATCTCATCTCCTGACTTGAACAATCTCATTACAGCATCTATGGCCGCTAGTCCAGTTGAAAAGACCATCCCATGTTTAGCGTTCTCTAGCTTGGCTAAGGTATCCTGTAACTCATCTCTTGTAGGGTTAGCTGAACGAGAATAAGTATATCCCACGTTGGGTTCGTCTCCCTCCAGCTCGTAGTTACTGGTTTGATAGATTGGTTGTATTAGTGGTTTAGTCATTTAATTTATCTAATACTTTAATAATGGCATCAATTTTGACATCGTTGTTGTAGCATTCACAGTTATTAGCACCGCATGAATCACGGTAATCAAAATCAGTATCATTAATTAATTTTTCTATTAATTCTGATGGTTTCTTCTTTGGTTGTTGGGGGACTACTTTATCTACAAGATTTACAATATCTTTTCCTATTGGTGTTCCATATACTTTTTCCCCTCTATCATCTAGGAATTGAGCAAGAGCATTAATTCCATTCTCAAAACTAAAATTAAAATGAAAACAACTGTGTCTAAATTTCTCTTTAAGCTCCTCTGCTAATTGTTTAAAGTTTTTCATTTTCTTGTACATATTAAATTGTAGTATTTATCTGTGTAATCCCCGACCTTCTCGTGGGTGAAGTATTTATCTAAAAGTGCCATCATTTCCTCTGGGTCGTTACCTAGCTTTTCTTGATATTCGGGGTAGTATTCTATAATCATCTTTAACTTAGGATTGCGTTCAAAGGTTTTAGTTAATCCCTTCAATACTTTAATCTCTGAACCATCAACATCTATCTTGATAAAATCTACCCTCTCCGGCAGTACATCATCTAGTGCAACCCCTTGCATTGGTTTGTTAATATGTCCGTCATTGACTTGGATTCTTGCGGGATTTCCTAATGATTTCTCGGTTTCTTTATTCATTGCCGTATCCCGGCGTATAAAATTGTTTTCATTTTTATCCCAAGCCGCCAAATTAAATGGCTTAACTCTGTCCGCATAGCCGTTTATAGCGATGTTTCTTTGTAAGTAGGGGAATTGGTTGGCTGTGGGTTCAAAAGCGTACACAAGCCCTGTTTTGCCCGTTTGTCGGGCTAATTGCATGGTCATATAACCTATGCTTGCCCCGACATCCACACAAATATCTCCTTCCTTTACTGTTTCTTTTATAATCTTGGTTGTCTCTGGTTCATAGATTTTATTCTCAGATTTATAGACCGAGTAATCACTGATAATCTCTTTGATAGCTAGGTTCTTTTCATCTTTGGATGGACGGCTTATCTTATGTCCGTCTAATTTAAAGTAGTGACCACTACCTATCCCAAATTCGTTTAGTATATCTTTCTTATCTTCAACCTCTTTCCCTTTCCACGGATGCTCCCAGATAGTTGAGATATGTTGCTTATGAATAAGTACGCAATACTTTCTACCCTTTATATTCTGGGAGTTAAAGACGTTGGGTATATCCTCGTGGCTCCTGAATCCTTTGAAGTATTGAATGTATCGGGCTGAATCAAAGAAATTCTCTTTAGAAAATATAATTGTATGAAACGGGGGACTGGTCTTTGGATTCCATTCTGATAATTGTCCTGTATTTGAATTATAGACATAGCCGTCTCTACAAGTTAAAGCTCCGGGGAAAGGAGGAAATAATTGAACGTCTGTTACAAAGTCCTGATGAAACATATCGTCTGAATCTATACGGGTAACATAAACCCATTCAAATTGGCCGGTCTTTAGATTATCTTTAATGTGTTTTAAAGATAAATTTAATCTATCCTTGAGAGTTCCGTTTTTATCTTCAAATAACGTCTTCAAGGCTTGCTTCCAACCAAAGCCAAGGGGAGGTTTGTTGGTGAGTATCAATTTTATCAATGAACCTATTGTATGTACTGGTTTAGGACTGTCATAAGCCATTCGGATTAACCGAGCAAGATTCATTAACTTTTCTTTGAAACCTTTGTTAAACTTGTCGTCATGATACATTAAACCGTCAAAGGTCATAAAAGCTATAACTCCCTTTTCTTTTAGGAACTGTTTGAGTTCAATAGTTACAGGATGATTTTTTAATTCTGGAATAAAAGAGAGCCACAATATAAACTGCCGATTAGTTTGATTAAGTAGACTATTTAAAGTATATTTCTTGAATATATTTACACGATGACGGTACCAGTCATCTCCACGATAGGGTCTAATTCCAACGCCCACGAAAGGTACCTGTATTAAATGTATGAATCTATTCATGTTTTTATTCTTTACTCATTTCTTTTAAAAACTAAATATAGAATCTGTCATGGTTAATTTTAATTAGAACAGTTTAACTCTATTTGAATCCATCATGTGATGGTTATAAATTCTCTCTATCTCTCGCATATATTCTTCAATATAAAGACTGTCTTTTATTGTATCCCCGTACTGTTTCATCTTTGCCAACATTCTTTGGTGGTCATATTCTGGATGTACTGTAGCTCTTTTAAAAGCCGTAGCAAAAACCCTTGTGTCCCCCTTAGAATAATACTCTTTCATGCTTAATAATCTATCAGATAATTCACGTGCTAATTCTAAATCCCCTACTTTAAATTCTCCATTATTGAACTTAAACGTTGCCTCACTGTTCCAAGATACTTTTTCTGTCAAGACCAATAAAATAACGGTGTGTGCAAAATAATACTCATTTTTGAATTCTAAATATGTGGTATAGTTTTTATTACCTAATTCTGAGAAACTTATAGCATAATCCACTGGCCTCCATGTTTTTGTAGCAGAATTAAGAATTTGGACAGATTTAAGATTAAGGTCATTTAGTTCTAAATAATAGATAGGTAAGTTCTGTTGTCTAAGAGCTTCAAACCTATGCTGACCATCAATTATTTCTTTTTTGTCGTTTATAATTATAGGGCAGGCCACTGAAAGCTCAGGATTTTTGTTGAATGAATCATTCAATCTCCTGATTTGTGCTCTATTTAATGTCCTATTGCCCTTAATTCTTTTGAAGAGGTTGTAATCCTCTGTTTGTTGAATTTTCATAATTTTTAACGACAGATTCTATATTCAATTTTCAAGATACTTATTACAATGCTTTATTTAACTCTTTTTTCTTTTAATTACTTGGTTACAGCTTGCACACCTTTTTATGGGACGTTGAGAAACAAAAGCATTTCCACACTTACAGAAGCCAATCATCATCTCCTTTTTATCAGTATTGCTTGGAATATATCCGTCCTCATCTGCAAACATTTGAGATTCATAACTTACTTGCTTAACTTCTTCACCACATTCACATTTAGTGCGGTAATCGTTAGTACCAATTAATTTACCTAGTGTTTTCATTGCCATGGGAAAGCAGAAACCGTCTCAATCCAGTGCTTACGCCCTGCCAGATTGGGTTTCGTCTTATGTTTAAGGTTTTTTAAAAGTTTAATAAGTTCTTCTTTGGTTTCGTAGCTGTCTACAAAGGGATACGGAATTTTTGAAATCGGATATTGTCCAAGTAAACTACCTTTTGTAACAGCATGAGAACATCCATCAAATTCAACTGTTCTCAATCCGCAGTGATAACCTTGT